GCATCTTCAGCAGTTAATTGAAATTCTGAATCAGTTGGTGCTGAACCTTCAGCAGTATTAGCTGCATTATCAGTGTATGCTGATTCTTTAACAAATCTAATTACATTAGAATCAGTATTACCAACTGGAATAATCCCCATCATATTAGTAATGTTAGAAGGGTCACGCTTAATGCCATCCACTCTCATAACTCCAGTTGCATCTCTTGCTGAGTTTGCACCAGAAAAATCAGATGATATAAGAACATCAGCTTTTATTTCTAAAGAAGCATTTCCTCTTGAACCATCTTTCATAGCTTTTAATGATTCACTTTTATTAAGTGCATCAGCAAAAACTTCACCTTTAGTTTTATAGACTGGCTGTGAAGTTGGCTTTTTATTTTCAACCTCAATAGCATCCAATCTATCAACTATGTTATTGTGTTTGTCTAGTAAATCCTTGATTTCATTAGACTTAAAATTATCAACTTCGTGCTTCAAATTGTCTTTAACTTGTTGAGCAGACTCAGCAAGTTTAGAATCAATCTTTTCACATAAAGCATCTAATTCTTGTTTTGTTTTGTTTTCTTCCATTATTAAAAAAAATTTAAAACTTGTTTAACATATATTTATAAATTGAATCAGTCTTTGTTTTTTCTTTGTTAGATTTAGAGTGTGTTTTACCACGAGTCTTATCTTCAGATTGGTGTGTCTTACCACGAGCAATCAAAGATTTTAACAATTCCAATTCATATTCAACAGCAAAACCTAGTTCATCAGTAACGCCTTCAGCGTTCTTAATAAACTTAATTAAACTGTTAAATCTCTTTGTGATGAACTCACTATCTTTTTTATTTGCTTTAACTTCTAGGATTTTAGCTTGGTCATTTGCAGCTAATGTTACAGCACTTATTTCATAAAGTTTTACTTCTTTAATTACTCTTACACCATCATCATTATAATCTTTTTTGATTGGCATTATACCGACAGAGTTTTCATCTATCACACCATATTTCATCAATTCTAAAACTTCTTTTCCGAAAGTAGTTTTAGGAATTTCAGCAACAAATTTTAAACCTTTTTCATCTTCATATAATTCTTTCATCTTTCCAATAGGTTTATCAATCTGATGATTGTAAATATACTTTACTCTTTTACCATTATTTTTGATTGTTCTTTTATATGCACCCTTTTCTATAATATCATTATCAGAATCTAAATTTCCAAATATACTACCATATCCAGAAACCACTCCTAAATTTTCATCTATATCTTTAAGTTCACCTTGTTTAAAAATTATTCCATTCATAACATTTTATTTTTTTTTCAAAATTAATATAAATTTTTGATTAATGTTTTTTAGCCTATATCTACAAATGGTATTGACACACATTTACAATTTACAACTTCTTTTGCTTGCGCACCTAAGCCAGTATCACCTGGAAACATTAGTAGTGAACCACCTACTTGATAAGCATCTTTAACTGGTATTGGTTTACGTTGATATTGACCAGAAGCAACTGCGTGTGTATCTCTAATATTACGACCACCTGCAATCCATTCTTTAACTAAATTATCTTCACCAAATAAATCACTAGCTGCATCAGATATAGCAAAATTTGCAGCACCTGTAGTTTCTGTTTGTACTATTCTTCGTGCCATCCACCTAGATTTAAACTTTAATTCTTTCATTAAAATAGTTGTTCTTTGTTCTAAACCTAAACTCATAAAATCTTCATCCTCAATAAGTTTTGTAATTACTTTTCTTAATGTTTCAATGGCTACGCCATTTACAGCAGAAACTTCTTTTACCAATGCTAAATACCCTTCTCTATTATCTGCATATCTATCCATACCTTCTATAATAGTTGATTCAAGATTTGTTTGTTCACTTGGTGATAAATTAGTCATTAATTCAGCCCTGTCAAGTATTCTATCTGCTTCGTATTGTGTAACTTGTTTTTCAACAAACATTTTAAATTTATCTCTATACCATAAATTAAATCGTAATCCTGTTTGTCTGTACATCTGTTTGTACATTTCTTTTACTTCATTTTCTGTAAATAGTGTATTAAAGTTTGGATTATTTGGGCTTGGGTTTTCTTTAAACATCTCTAGTGCTTTTTCATAACCCTTAATATAAAACTGATAAGCAATAGGATAATTTTTTTTCATTGCTATTCTTATTTGTTTTTCAAATTGTTTACCAATTTTTCTTTTTTGTTGTTTGTTTAAAACAGTTTTATTTGTTGATATAGAAACACAAACAGCATATCGTTGCCTCCTATCTGGATATTCAGATAGCATTGTGTCATCTATAATACATCTTTGAATAAATTGATTATTGCTTTCTGTTGGCTTTGGTTTTGGTAATGGCATTATTCATCGTTTTTTTCTAAGATTTTTTTACACCATTTATACATCGCATCATCTTCTATTTTAGAAACTTTATTATCACCACCCCATAATGAAAAAGATATATCACCACAAATTGGTTTATCTTTTTCATCTACATAATCACCAGTTACATATTCAAATGCTCTTGATAAATATGCAAATGTTTTCTTTACTATCTCTAATGATAACCCCCTACCTTCAATTAAATCTGTTGCCCTATTTTTACCAACTAAAGTTGCACAAGGATTACCAAATGATTCATTTATTTCTTTCGCTTTCTTTGCCTTTGCTATTGCAGACTTAGGATAATTACTATAAAGTTCTTCTTTATTTTCATTTGCAAGTGCATCTTCAAGTTCTTCCATTGAACCACAAGGCATAAATACTTCACCATCTTCAGTTTGGTGTGAATGAGTTGTAGAGCATCCTATTTGTTCTGCTCTATCCATAGCTTCATTTTCAGTTGCATAAACTTCATCAGATAAATCTTTTTCATTTCTACTACTCATTGGGTGTCCTTCTGGTAACAAATCTGTATCGTGCCTTCCACTTCTAAATTTACCATTTCTTAAAGCAAATAAAAAACTGTTTACTCTTGCAAATCCCCAACTATCTGCATTCATTGTAGGTCTATTGTCTGGGGGATTTGTTCTAAACGCACCAACACCCCTTTTATATACAGCAAATAATGTTCTTACATTTGTTCTTTTTGTTTCATCATCACCAACTTTTTCATTATGGTCGTCTGCTTTTTTTTGTAATGCTTTTCTTAACCTAGCATTCATTTCTTGTTTTTCTTCATCTTCAATTATTTCTTCTATCACTTCTTCTTCAACAACTTCTTCTTCAACATTTGGTGTAGTGGTTGGAAATGTAACTGTTTCATCAATGCCTAAATCTAAATCTGATATTGGTATCATTCCACTTGGTACTAAATAGTCATTCATTATTGGGTTATCTTCATCAACACCATATCCTACTGCCTCTCTTTTTTCATTTGTTGTAAGCCAATAAGACTTAGATAGTTGGTCAACTAACTTTGCTTGTTCTGGCATCAGTTCTGGGATAACAGAATAATCAAAATCTAAATATAAATCTTCACCAAATTGTGGAACTAAAAAAGCATTTAAACTATCTCTTAGTTTATTTAATTCTGGTATAACACAATTTGTAAATAACACTTGTCTTGAAGTTCTATAATTATCATAGGTTGCGTGTTCACCTGTTAATAAAAGAACTGGTACACCAAATAGGTTTGCTAAATCTTGTTTACTAGCTTTATATGATTCTAATAATTGTAGGTCTGCTGCTGACAATCCAAAGTTTACCCAACTAAATTTCTTTCCAGTAATCATTATATCATTAGCAGATTTTGTTCCTTGAAAGTTTCTTCTAAATGCAGACTTTAATTGTTGTGCTTGTGTGGGTGTTAAGTTATCATCATCTGGTGTTAGCATACCTCTAGCTGATTGATTATGTAAATATTTTAATGATGTTTCTACTGCCTCATTGTTTGTAGTCATCACCCTCATACCTGCTTTGATTGGTGATTGACCGTATAAATGTGAGCCACTACCATCATAATCTGGATTCCAGTCTGCAATATGTAATACCTCATCAGCATCTAAATCATATTTACTATCGTTATAATTCATTGTGTATTTTGATACTGGCTTAAATATTCCATCACTTTTTATTTCAATCAAATGTGCAGGTAGGTTATAAAGCTGATATGCAATATCTTTGTTTTCGCCACTATCTGGGTATATAGAATACACATATCTGTTACCAGTTAATTTACCAAAACCAATAAGTTCTTCTAAAAATACACTCCAAGATTGTTGAGGGTTTGGACGATGCAATAACTTACTCAAAGCAGAATGTTCAACTTCTTTGAATATATGCTTTCTCATTAACTTAGCTTTTAACAAACTTTCTTCATTCAAAGAATTACTTGTTAATGCTTTGTATTCTTTTATATTTTGTTCATCAACTTTTTGGTATATTGTATATGGAACTGTTATGGCTGCTTTGCTTATAAGGTTTATTAAAGAATATATTGTAGGGTTGTAAGCATAACCCCTTCTAATAAAATCATCATCATTAATATTTCCAACAACTGTATTCTTTCCTAACACATTATATATAAATCTATTGTATGATTCGTTTGTGTTGGTTTGCCCAAATGCTTTAATGCTATTTCTGATTCTGTCTAAAAAACTTGCCATTGATATAATTTAAAAACAAAAATACATAAAATATTTAAACTATGACTAACGGTTGTTGTCTTGCCAGTCCAGTTGTTACTGCATATCTAAAAGCATCCATTAAATGGTCTTGACCATTTTGCTTTATTTTGTTTATCGTAACTCCATCTTTGTTTGTTTCCCATACATAAAATTGGTATTCGTTTAATAAATTTTTACTTTCTTTTGAAGCAAATATTTGATATTCTTTTATTTTGGTAATACCTGCCATTACACTACCTGCACCTTTAATACTTGGCTTACAATATAATCCAAATCTTCTTAAATCTTCAATGCTCTTTGGTTCAGCACTATCACAAATAAATATTTCTTCTTGTAATCCTAATGCTTTTATTTCATTAAACAAATCTTCATTTGTTAATC